TAAAGCTCCAAAGCCAAAGGGTCGTAAGCTGAAGAGGGAGTCGCAAGAACAACAAGATCGGACTCGTTAGGCCCGGGAGATCGTTCGATCAACCACCTGACGTTCACAGTAAGGGTCGTGGCAGAACTAAGACCAGTGTAATGAACACCAGACAAATCAAAAGGGGCGTGAATATCAACAACACGAGGGCCAGTAGCAACACCGCCAGGAGTGGTCAAAGTATAGATCTGGGTGCCAATCAGAGTCGTAAAGTCATTTTGACTATAGGTTTGGGGGATGAAGTCCGGCATAGCAAGCCTGTTTTCATCACTGTTTTGTCGGCAGACTGTATAAGACCCTTCGGCGGCAGCCCAGGAACGCGAACCAAAGAGGAGTTGCGCGTCGCCAATCGTTCCCGGAGGGAGCCGTTGGATAACAAAGGGATAAGGTACAAGCCCCGTTCCAGCAACAGCAGAGTTGGAAATTAAAAATTGATTATTAGTGGGAAGCGTAGGCATGCGGTAAGCAGTCACCTGACCTTGCTTTGTTAAAGCAGCAGTGGTGTTAACAATCTCAAACGCCATACCAATGATACGCACATCACCCTTAGTGTACTAAGATATATCTAGTTTTTGGGAGAGGAAGTTTGCAGGGCTTACCTCTATATTAAGTGCGTTGGGCCACAGATTTCCACCGGAAAGCCCAGAGTTAATCACTAGGCCACCTGCGAAAAACGGTGTAACCAGGTTAACAGAGGCAGTAATAGCCCCATTGCTGCTCACAGTATTATTAATCGTATAAGGTTTAGCAGACATGTTAGGAAAAAGCACTACTGAAGCATCCCAATTAGAAGTCGCAGGCAGACCGGGCGGGGCCGCAATCTGTAACTGTTTTTTTATGAGTTGCACAACTGTTGCAGATGTGTTAACATCGGGATAACCAGCCAGTGTGATGTCTGTGTCATGAAACGGATCGCACGCAGCAACCAGCCAAGCACGGCCATCGCTAGATAAAGAAGAACGTTTTTCGAGTCCATCAAGAATAGAGTCAATTTTACGTGTAGAAGTGGTCATAATAAACTGATTCGGAACGATTAGGTCACTCTTTAAAGCAGATTGGAGCGTACGCTTCACCAAAATTGGACTGCCAAAGGAACGAGATGGGCAAAAAAGTCTCCCATTCTCGAATGCGTGACCATTACGCAATGTCATCATTCTAAAATCAGTAGGTATCGACCGGAACAAACCATCCCATTCTGTAGAGCGGTTTGAGCCACTCATCAAAAAGAAATGGTGTATAAGGTGATACAAATAAGGGAACATAATATCGTACTCAACACGATAAGGCCAAAGGTTAAACATAAGTCCAACAACGCGGCTAGCATTGCGCTGCCAGTCGATTTTACCTTCATTCTTCTTAAGATAATTGAAGGCTGACAAAATTTTACCTAGGCGACCGCAAGCAACGTAGACCTTTCGGCCGTCGCCCACAGAACGAATCTGTAACGTGTGAGAAAAAAACGTAAGGGTCATGGCAGGACGAGGAGTCAACACATTGCTCTCAAGGTACATACCCCTGCGAGCAAGCTCATGTGACAAAGACACAACGTCAAACCACAACCGATCAGTAGAATAAGCTAAATCATCCCCACCAACAACTTGTTTCAAATGCTCACGCGCTGACGT